TCAGTTGATCATTTTCCTCAGCGTCCACCACAACGCCGTCGCCAAACTTCCAGTCCAAAACCACAGCGCGGCTTCCGATTCGACCCACAAGGTCAGTACTACCGAACACACTAGGCAATAGATCGCCAAATCCAACACGAGTCTCCACTTCATATTCCATCCTTTTGTCGGGGTCTACTTCATCCAGCAGCGCCAGCGCCACCATGATCTTTTCGTCGTAGAGGTCTTGTGTCAGAACTTGGCCTTCATAAGTGCGGCCAATGACATCAACGCTTTGGTCTTCCAAGATGGCGCTGATGGCGTCGTGCAGCATAGTGCCCCGGTCAGCGTGTTCGCTGCTGGGCTTAGGCGGCATCTTCTGCACCAGCGCCACAGAGCCGGGGCAGTTGATGACGCGCTTGGCGGTGCTACCGCCGACGATATTACTGTGTTGCATCACGTTTCCCTCGCTTTCAGCATCGCATCGGCCAACATGAAGGCAATTTCAGCAACGTGTTCGTTTGAGTATTCCCCAACAATTTCGGCTGTTAGCAAACCCTGCATCGCCTTGGCGGCAAAGTAGTCGCGCAGGGTCATGCCACTACGGAAAGTTGTGGCGCTGGTTTCACTAGGAAAAGCATGTGGGTTGTTTTCGCTCATTTTGCGCTCTCCTGTTCTGGTGCCTTATAGCTGACGACGATGCTGCTGGGCAGATCGCGGTAGCTGGAGCCTTCGACGGTGTTGAATCCTTCGCCGGGGATAAGGGCGTTGAGGTGGGCCAAGATGATGCGCTCGATCTCAGCGCGTGTGAGTTCAATTTTCATGGGGGTTCTCCTTAGATTCTTTTGGGTGCGGGGGTGATGAAGGTGCCAGAGTACTCGCCTCTTGGCTCATGAAGAAAGACACGGGTCTTGAGGCTTTCTTCTGTATGGAACCGATATGCGGCCCGCGCGCGCAGGCTTTCCGTAACCGCGTCGATCATGTCTATGCGCCCGGTCTGGGCGGCGTCCATGAGTTCCTGCTGGAAAAAATGGGGAAGCAAGTTGTGTTGCATTTTACTGTCCTGTAGTGTCTACCCGAGATTGGGTGACGCAATCATAACACAAGAAAAATTGTTGTGCTAAACTTTTTTTCGTGTATTATTCAGGCCATGAACACAACTTCTATCCCCCGGCTCCGCGAATTGTTGGAGTACAACCCCGATAATGGCGCGCTTGTTTGGCTGCCGCGCCCAGGTATCGCACGCAACGACCGTGCGGGGAAACTAGCAGGCCACACGAAAAAAGACGGCTATACGTTAGTAAGTGTAGATCGGCAGTCTTTTCTCAAGCATCGTATTTGTTGGGCGCTTTTTTACGGCGAATGGCCCGCAACGTACATTGATCACATCGACGGCAATCCAAACAACAATTCCATATCTAATTTGCGGTTAGCTACGCCAGCGCAGAATTTGCAAAACACTAAGTATTACGCAAGCAATAAATCTGGCGCAAAAGGTGTTTACCTGCACAAGCACGGCAAATATGAAGCGTTTATAACAAAGGACGGCAAACGCCGTTACTTAGGTTTGTTTTCTGACTTTGCGGCTGCTGCTGCGGCCAGATCAAAAGCGCAAAACGAACTTTTTACCCACCAAAGAAAATATGCTTGAGAAGCAGGTAGAGGCATACCTCACAAAGCGCGTCAAAGAGCTGGGGGGCCGCGCGTACAAGTTCACCAGTCCTGCGCATCGTGGCGTGGCCGACCGGATCGTGTGCCTACCCAACGGCCAGACATGGTTCGTTGAGGTCAAGACCGAAGGCGGCAGGCTGTCGGAGTTGCAGAAAGTGTTCGCTGCCGACATGGTGCGGATGAATCAGAAGTACGTTTGTTTATGGAACAAGGAGCAGATTGATGAATGGCTTACCGATAACACCTGAGTGGGCTGCTGTATTTCATATATGGGAATACCGCGACGGTTCGCTTTACTGGCGCATCAAATGCGGGCGCGGCTTGACTGTGCGTCACCCTGGAGACAAAGTTGTCGTAAAAGGCGACTCACTTCGGTATGAATACGTCACCTGGCAGCGCAAACATTACGCAGTTCATCGGATTGTGTTTTTGTTGGTTAACGGGTGGCTGCCCGACTGCGTTGACCATATCGACGGCGACCCTAGCAACAACAGCGCAGCAAATTTACGTGCGGCTACGCGACTTCAGAACCAACATAACCGCCGCGCAAACGCAAGGTCTAAAACCGGAATCAAAAACGTAACACCGCATCAAGGTAAGTGGCAAGTGCGCTTTTCATTTGGCGGCAAAACTTGTCACTTTGGTTGCTTTGAAGATATAGAGCTTGCCGAACTCGTCGCGCACGAAGTACGTGATCTGTACCACGGAGATTTTGCTCGACATGCTTAAACCGCGCCCGTACCAGCAGGAAGCTGCCGATTTTTTATACCAGCACGACCGGGCGATGATCCTGGCCCCTGTTGGCGCAGGGAAAACTATGATCACGTTGACGGCCATGTGGGAGATGCTGCGTGACGGGCACGTCAAGCGGTTCTTGGTGCTCGCACCCAAGCGCGTCTGCACGGACGTGTGGCCAGTCGAGCAACCCAAGTGGGCACCGATGATGTCGCTGGCCGTGGCTGTGGGCACGCCAGCGCAGCGCAAGGCAGCCTTGTACAGCGGCGCTCAGGTCATCGTCAGCAACTACGACAACATCCAGTGGCTGGCCGAGCAAAACCTTGGCCACATTGACGCCATCGTGTTTGACGAGCTGACCAAGCTGAAGAACCCGTCAGGCACCAGGTTCAAGGCGCTGAACAAAGTCATTGGCGACATCGGCATCCGTTGGGGGCTGACTGGTTCGTTCACCAGCAACGGCCTTGAGGACGTCTTCGGCCAGTGCAAGATCGTTGACCAGTCGCTGCTGGGCCGCGCCAAAGGCGCGTTCATGCAGCAGTACTTCGTGCTGGTGAACAAAGACTTTGGCGACTGGAAGCCCCGCGCAGGCGCGTTGGAGCTGGTCATGCAGCGCATCAAGCCCGCCACGTTCGTGCTGGAGCCTGGCGAGTACAAGGACAAGCTGCCACCGCTGCACACCGTGGAGGTGGACTGCAAGATGGACATGACCAGCTACAACAAGATGAAGAAGGACTTTGTGCTGGACGACGTGGTGGCTGTCAACGCCGCCGTGGTCACGCAGAAGTTACAGCAGATGTCGTCCGGGTTCCTGTACTCCGACAACGGTCCGATCTGGCTGTCACCGCACAAGTTTGACCGCCTTGAAGAACTGCTTGATGAGAACCAACATGCAAATACCCTGCTTGTTTACCAGTACCAAGAAGAACTTGCCGAACTCAAGCGACGCTTTAACGTCACAACCCTTGAAGACGTGGGCGCCATCGAGCGATGGAACCGAGGCGAAGTCGCTCTCCTTGCCGTCCACCCCAAGTCAGCAGGCCACGGCCTCAACCTTCAGCACGGAGGCTGTCATGTGGTGTTTCTGTCACTGCCGTGGAGTTTGGAGCTATACGAACAGACCCTTGGTCGTCTGCACAGGTCAGGTCAAAAGAACCCTGTGTGGTGTTACGTGTTTCTGACCGACGGCACTGTCGATCACAAAATCTGGGCGGCGCTGCACGACAAGTTGTCCCTTTCTCAAATCGCCTTGGAGGCACTCAAATGAAACGAATTGACCAATGGAAGGCCAAGCTGCGGGCGGCCAAGTCCGAGCTGCGGCACAAGACGCGGCAACTGAACGCAGCGCAGCGGACCCACGACCGTACAACCAAACTGATTGAACAACTGGAGAAGAAAATTGAGCTACACATGGCGAAAACTTAATGAGGTGCTGGCCTCGCTGCCAGAGGCCGACGTCAAGGCGATGCTGGCCGCTGAGATAACCGGCGCTCGCCGCGTCAAGGTGCTTGAGCGCCTGCACCAACGCTACAACACGCTGCGTGTGGCCAGAGAGAGGGCCGAGCTGCTGGCGATGGCCACCAAGTCATGAACAGGTTTGATGCGTGGGAAGCGCACAACCTGGCCAAGTTTGCACAAG